CCGTCGTAATATTGAGGTGGTAAAGGATAGCCTGAAGAAAAGTAATATCATTAAGACTTTCTATGACCTTACACCCGACAACATCCGCAAGTATGATGATTTTCTTCATGCCCAGGGTGACAAGAGCCAGGCCACTATCTGTAACTATCATAAGAGAATCCATAAGTACACAAAGAAATTATGGCGTAGTGAAATGATTCCCAGTGATCCCTACAACTCGTTTGAAATCAAACATGGTACCTCGAAGGAACGCCAGCCACTGACAGAAGATGAACTCCTTGTTCTTCGTAAAGCAAAGCTATCGTCAAAACTTGACCGTGTGCGTGACCTCTTTATCTTTATGGCATATACTGGACTTGCTTACATCGACATGTGTCACTTTGATTTTTCAACTATGGCAGAAAAACAAGGTGGTCTCTATTATATCGATGGTGAGCGTACCAAGACTGGCTCCAAGTTCTATGCACCTATTCTTCCTCCTGCAATGGATGTGCTGAAGAAATACAATTACAAGCTTCCAACCATCACTAATCAAAAGCTGAATGACTATCTGGACATTATCCGTGAGAAGCTGGAATGGAAAAAGAAAATCACCTGTCACGTGGCTCGCCACTCTTTTGCCACGCTGCTTCTGACCTATGACTTCACCATAGAGAAGACGGCCAGAGCCCTTGGACACAAGGACATCAAGACTACCCAAATTTATGCCAAGGTGCTCAAGAAGACAATAGTTGATAAGGCTGAAAAGCTGGTAGCGGAAATCAAATAAGCTTATAAAACACGCCTTTGAGTAACTGCGACTTTCCTGAACCCTCATGGAAAGTCGCTGTTATTTTCTCGCAGACGTACTTACTTCCCTCTATATAGAAAAGTGCTCTTGGGTCTGGAATCTCATCAGACAGGAAAGAGAACGTGTATTTTTTCTTGTTGTCTATGTCGAAAGTGTACTTCAAGGGTATGCCGTCCTTATCCTTCTCTTGTTCTTGATTGATTCGAAGGGAATGAGTGCTATATGTTACAGAGAAATCATCGTTGATTTCAATCTTGTCTACCATAGGATGGGGTAGTCTGTCTTGGGTACCATAAACACGACCTGACCAGAAGCCGACATATAGTTTATCGAAGTAGGCATCATTCTTTTCCTGTTCACCCTTGGCAATGGTTCTTCCTGCATTTGTCTGAGCCAGTGCGCCACTGTTGTAGTCGGTATCATCATCTGTAGCACCTCTTCCGAAACTGCTGCCAGAGCTTCTAACTCTTCTGCCTCCTCCTCCAAAACTACCTCCACCGCTGCCAGGATTAAATCCACCTGAAGTATTGCCGTTCTCGTCGGTTTCTTCTAACCATGATTCTGCACTCCCCATCTCACCACATTCAAGGAACAAACATGGTCCTAAATCATCATCGGTATAGTCAATCCATGCAGGCACAATGTTTATTTCAACATCATCAGCATCCTTGTCAACAGTCCTACGTCCGAATTGGTTTACTGGCATGAGTCGGTTCGTGTATATGTAATAGTTATAGTCTGATTCTGTACTATATATATGGAAGCTCTTATAAAACTCGGACTTATAGCACCAGAAGATGAAATAGGTGTCTACATCCTTGGCATAAAACAATCCCTGAGCATCAGAATTTGCAGGATAACCACGTGTATATGCCGTGGTAGTTCCACCTCTTCCTGATTCGTGGGTTTCAACACCACATTGCTTATGTTCTCTGGCATAGGCAAGCAAGTCGGTGAGTTTGTCATATACGTGTACTTCCTTCTTGTGCTCATCGATATACCATTGACAGCTCTGATAAGGCCAGAACCTGTTATCATTGTCTGCATATGCCAAGTTTGTGGCACCTAAGTAGTCGGACTTGTTTTCTCTTGAAACCTCGACCTGATACTTATTAACTACCTTCTTAATGTGTACATCCTTGGTCCTATATGCCATCTTATGAGAGAAATCAAAGCTGATAGTCTTCGCCTTGTGATTGATGGAAAACTCTCCGTGCATGAGTTTTTCCAGTTCCTCAAAGAACTCTGTCAACGACCAGTGCGGAAGTGCAATGGCAAAGTTCCATGCACCCCATGTTGAAGGAAGTGTATTACATATCAGCAGGTGCCTGAACTGACTGTTATGTATTTCCTCAAAATGGCCAGTATAGCCTATTTCCTCACATATCTTGTTCAAGATATATAGTAGGAAAGGCTGATATGTCAGCACGCTATAGCGATTATTCACCCATTGAAGTGTTCCTTGTTCATCTTTCTGTACTGCATTCTGCATGTTACCAGAAGTGTTGTTTACCCAAGGTAGAGCCACCCAGTTTCTTGCAGGATAGCCAGTACGCCATGCATAATAGGTATCATGTGTTGATGGCTTTCGCTCTTCTGCGTCTGGATAGCCCAAGTGTAGCTGATTCAGGTAAACATCATCAAATGTATCATCGAAGTTCTGTTCGCTTCGACCTTCCAAGAACTGTGTTTTCACCTCCGTCTCAGAAATCTGAGTGACAATGATGCTGCCGGACTTGAAGAAAGTCTTGTCACGAATGTCACAGTCAAATACTACCTTGTTCTTCTCCACGTCCTGGCGATGCAGATGCCCGAAGATACGGATGTTCTGGGGGCAGTCCTTCAGTGGAAACGTGATAGTCAGCGTATAACTGTCTGAGCCAGTAAACAAAGGATTCTCTGATATATACTCAAATGATGTATTCTTCTTTAAGTAAGCCGACTGGCCGTTGATTGTTATTTCCATTTCTTATTTTCTTCTAGATTTAGGTGTTTTATTTCTCATCAGCTGCTCGTATTCATCCTGAGCCTGTTTGATGCCTGTATCACCAGTAACAGTGTTAACAGTCACAAAAGGCTCGTTCAGACGGTCTTTCAGTTGTCTCATCACTTGGGCATATTCCTTCATGACAGCATGAGTAGCTGAAATCTCAGTCTGTGCGCTGCTCTGTGGAGCCTGCACTATGACTGTTGGCGATGATTGATGTGACTGTGCGTAAATGCTCGGGGCTACTATCGTCCTCGATACGTCCTCAGAGCGTAACGATCCTATTGTGTTCGTTCGTTGCGCATAGTCCAAGGCATCAATTATCGGGCGGGCTTCGGGCGATTTCAGCAATTTCTGGCTGGCTACCCATTCACCTTTATGTACGACACCAGCCACTTCATCCTTGTCACCATCACCAGTAAAACCACCAGTGGAGTAGCCTTGTGCTGATGCAGCCTCCTGCTGTTTCTTGATGGCTTCCACCTGCATCAGTCCTGCAGCAACTGCCGTGGCTGCGGCAATAGGTGCCAGGATATAACCGATAACAGGTACTGCAGCTGCTGAACTATATGCATTCAGTGCTGCCGTTGCCGTCTGAGCAATGGCCTGCATCACCTGCATCTTATACATCTTCTTGTTAGCCTCGTTTTTGACCTTGGCAACTTCCTTTTCCTTCTGCTCTTCCAGCTTTTTGACTTGATAGTTGTTACCTTCTGCATTGGAGATTTCCGTCTTGTAGCGCTTTTCAATGGCCGCTACCTGAGTATCAGCTTCTGCCTGAACGATGGTAGATAACTGCTGGAAGATGCTGCTCATTCCGGAACTGATGACCTCCAAGGAACCATTGACAGCCTTACCCATGTCTGACTGTAGCCATTCCTGCATGTCCTCCGTCCATTCTTCGAGGAAGTTCTTGTTACTCTCCAACTCGTCAATACCATATTTCTGACGCAAGGCTTTCTTTGCCTTCTGATACGCCTCTTCGATACGTAATTTCTCCTGTGCGCTGTCACCTGCGGCTTTTACCTCCAGGTCATACACTTGTTTCAGCGCCTCCAGGTCGGCCATGTACTTGCTGACACGTTCGCCCTTGTTGTCACCGAAATAGTCTTTCTTGATTTGGCTGAGATGATCCTGATGCTTCTTCTCAGCAGCCTCCGTCTCATGTTGGCGCTTCTGCTGGTCGGCAATCAATTTATCCTGATAAGCCTTTTGAGCCTGAACATAGTCGGCAGAACCCTCTTCATACATCGTGCTCATGCGTCGCAGGTGTTTCAATTCCAACAGTTCCAGCGTCTGCAGATACACCTCGGTAGATACCTCACCATCAATGTAGCGCTGCTTCTGAAGGGCAACAGATTCGTTGTAAAACTGGTTCTCCTGCTCAACAGTCACCTTGGTATGCTGCTCAACCTGCTTCTGTTGAGCCTCGTAATAGCTGGCCTGAGCATCTAATTTCTCCTGTTCCGTTAGGTCAGTATGCTCCAGAATCTTCTTCTGGTATTCCACTTCAATCTCGAGAATACGCTTCTGGTACTGCTCGTAGTTCTCCTTACCTGTGGCATAACTGATACGGTTCAAGGCTTCCTCCTTGGTTTTCCAGTCCTTTTCCTCCTTAAAACGCTCTTCCTTTTTGGGAGTGGTATCGACTGTCGGATTAAAGTCGCTACCTCCACCGTTTCCACCTTTTCCGTCGCCTAGGGCATCCGCTTCGTCAGCCAGCTTTTGATTGGCTTCTGTCATGGTGTCAATGATGCTATTGTATTCTGCTACTGCCGCATCCAGACTTGCTAGTTTAGCTTTCCATGCCCTGTAGCCTGATGGGCTGACAGTTGACTCACGCATGGCATCCGTCTCCTGCATATGGAATAGCTTTTCATTGATATAGGCATCCTGCATATTCTCTGGAGCATCATCGAACCACTTCTTGCGGTCCTTTTCAGCCTCTGGCAACTTATCCAATGCAGCTTTGATACGGGCCGAGTTTTTCAACTGTTCCGTATAGTTCTTCAAGATCTTGACGTTATGCCCATACAGTCGGCCTTCCTCAGAGATACTTGCATGATATCCTGGTACTATCTGCTGCAGTTCCTCGATGGCCTTGCGTCTGTTGTTGACAGAAAGCGTCTCGTCTTCGACCGTTTTTTTCAGTCTTTCAATTCGGGATATTTCCTCATAGGAATTGCGTCCTGCCTCTTCCTCAATATCCCTCAGACGTTGCTGAGAAGCTGCCGCATCATTGCTCGATTTTGCAAACTTTACATACAATCCGATGAGGATAGTAGCTGCTGCGATAGCGGCTCCCATCGGGTTCATCTTCAGTACCTTGTTGAAGTAAGTTTGTGCTGCTGCAGCTGCTGTTATCTCACCACGAAGTACCTTGTGTCGCAAAATGCTTGCAGCCAATAAAGCATCCTCTACTACCAATGCAGCAGCCTTTAGCTTTTGTGCAGCAATATAACGTAAAGACCAGAGATACTGTAGTTTAACGGCAGTATAATATCCAATAACTGCTACCGTCAATGTCACTAATATGGTCTTGTACTTGATGACGAAATCAACGATCGTTGACAGGAATTTCAGAAGCAGAGTAGTTGATGAAAGAACGTGTGCCATCACTGGCTGCAGCTTTTCTCCAAGTTCCACAGCCATCTCCTTGACACGCTTACGAGCCTTGTCAAGTCCAGCCTGAACAGTCGTGTTCTGGACGTTGTATTCCTTGGTTACTGAGGTCGCTTCCTTGAATGCTTTGGCTGCTTCCTCCTGTTCCCACTTCACCATTTCCAGATTACCGGCCAAAGCGGAAATGACCTGTGCTGCACGGGCACCGTTTTCACCCATGTCTTTAAAGACAGGAGCCAGTACATCGATGTTGCCCAGCTTGTTGAGCGTATCGAGCAACATCAAGAGGCCTTCATTTGTGCCTTTAGCCAATGCCTCTTTGAACTTCTCAGCATTCATGCCAGTAGCCTTGATGACCTTATCCTGCTGCTTGAACATATCCATGATGAGCTTAGAAACAGCGGTTGCTGACATCTCAACGGCCTGTCCCTGACTATCCAGCACGGCTGCAAAGCCCATGATCTGCGGGATAGTCATCTCAGCCTGGGCACCAACGCCTGCCATACGTTTGGCAAAGTTGGCAAGATAAGGAGCCGATGCCGTACAGTTCTGGGAAAGCTCATTGATAACAGAACCTACGGACAGCAAGGCCTTTTCTGTGCCCAGACGTTCCTCGTCGCCAAAGATGGTGGTCAGTTTCGATAGGGTGAGGGTAGCACCATCACCCAGTTCATCGAGAGCGACGTTAATCTGGTCTGCTGCTTTCACAAAGCCCAGAACATCCTCTTTCGACTGTTTACCCAGCTTACCCGCTTCCTCCGCAAGAACGTTCAGCTGCTCACGGCTGGAACGGGTGTCCAACTTCTTGAACTCCTCGTTCAAGTCCTCCACTTGTTCCTTGGTCATTCCCGTGAACTTGCGGACGTTGGCCATCTCTGCGTCCATGTCCGCAAAAGCCTTGACTGCTGAACGACCAGCCATAATAAGGCCGGTCACGGCGGCAATCATTCCCATCAGGGTTGTTTGCCAGTCGTTCATCTTGCGATTGAAGCGGTCCCAGAAACCTTCACCCTCTATCAAATCGGCATTGACACGAGCAATTTCCGATTTGACTCGACGGATGGCTTCAGCCTGACGGTTCCATTCCACAGTTCCACGCTCTATACCGTTCAGCTGCTGCTTCAAGGTATGGAGCGTCTTGTTTAGTTCCTTGGGTGTGGCCCTATCCAGATTCTTCAGCACCTTTTCCACGCCGAAAGTAGCACTTTCTATCTGTGCTATCTGGCGGTTGGTTTGCTTTAACTCCTTTTGAAGTTTCTTTAGTTCAGCCTTATTGCCTGCCTTAGCCGCTCCCTCAATGGCTTTCTCCAGGTCCTGCGACTTCTTTTTCAGGTTGTCGAGCATGTCCTGAGCCTGCTTGCCGTTGACAGTTAGGGTGACAGTTGCATTTGTGTTGATTGATGACATATTATGCGATTTATGATTGATGCTGCAAAGGTACTTTCTTGCGTGCGTATGTGAAAAGACGTGGAAGTGCCCATGCCTGAGACTTGACTGGGTGAAGGTATGGGATAAACACCTTCCACTAACAGTCATTGACAGCATTTGTAGAGGGACATTTTTGTTAAAACCGAGAATAGTTAAGGCAAAAAATGTTATGAATGCTGAGTATCAATGACTTACGGGATTGTTAAGGGCCGAGCCCTTAACCCGTCGGAGAAACCACCCCCCACGCGCCCTGTTCTCCCTTCCCTCTAACACCCCCTTGATTTTGCGGAATATGTAAACAGATGTT